CCTATTTTCATTTCCGCCCGGAGTAACAATTCTTACTTCCGGCGGTTTATCCTCTTATTCCTGACCTCAGCCATCCCCTTCACACTGGAAACTTTTCCTTCTATACTCATTTCTACCCTTTCAACTCTTCTGAATGCCTATTATGCTCCCTACAGATGACAGTACAGTCCCTGTGAAGACTCTTCCCACCTTTGTACAGGCTTCCTCCCTCCATCCACTTTCTGTGAGATTAGTCCAGGAGGCTACTGTGAGGAATCCTGGCCAACTTATCGACAAAAATGCTCCTTTAGCCCCGGCAGAAGAAACAGCTGCTGGAGTAGCAGATTTGACCGCTCTTTTCGCGGATTCCCTTACTGATACTGAGGCTGAATTTGCGATGGCGAAGCACAAAGCCACCCTTGTACAGCCAACCGGAGCTGCTCCTAAGAATTTCCTCCAGGCGCATATGATTATCATTGATCAGCTCCTCATGGACCCCTCAATCTCAACCACTCGCCTGGCTTCAGTAACAGGATACTCCAGAAACTGGCTCCACAAGGTAATGTCTTCCGATGCCTTCCAAGCAAAGCTCGCTGACCGTCAAAAGACCCTGTGCGATCCTATTGTAATGGATGCGATCAAGGATAGGCTGAATGGAATCACCTCCAGGGCCCTCGAAATCCTAGAAGAACGCCTGGATAATGATAAGGTATCTTTGGACCATGCTTTATCTGTCCTCGGGATGAGCACAAAAGCCCTTGGGCTTGGGCAGCAGAAGCAAGCGGCCGGACCAACTGCTAACTTTATCGTCCATGTTCCCGCACAGATGCCTTCTGCTTCAGATTGGGCAGCACAGCACGGGGGGACTACTAAAATCTTAGCCGAGCCGATTGATATTACCCCTGCTCCGCTGGCAGATCAATCCCCTTCCCCTTCACCCTCAGAACCTTAATCCCGCTGCCCTTCTCCCTAAAGGCCCCTCAATGCTAAAGTGCCCCGCGCCAGAATCTTTCCGCTTCGCCCACCTTCTCCATCTTCCTTCTGGAATCTGCTTACTCTGCAATCTGAGGGTGCTGGAGGCTAAAGAAGGTTGGGAAAGAGGCTGGCTGGGGGAGACTGAAGCAGAATATACAAAAGAGGCATCCCCTTCTGCTGCTTCTGGGGCTACTGAAGCTAAAAATGTGCCCAAAGCAATCCCTCTTCACCAAGTTTTCCCTGGATTATCCTCTGCCTGGGCTAGTCCATTCCCTGTAACAACATTTCTGGAGTATAAGACAGTGAAGAAAGCAAAACCGGCCGAAGTAACAAACATTACTCCCGGCGATAATCAGAAGCAGACTGCCCATTCTGTGGACATTCTTTCCCTTCACTTCAACCTGGATGAGGATGATACAGAGGATGCGCAGACAGTCCAAGAAGCTTCTTCTGGCTTCTGCGGGACTACTTATGATAAAATTTACCTGGGTGAGTGCGGGGATACTGAAGCTGGCTCCGGGGCTACTGCAAATCAGCCTACACCAGAATAGTAGAGTGCGCGCGGAGTATAAATCCTACAGCTAGCGCGACAACCAGAAGAGGGGGGGGTAAGTCAATGACTTATTCTATCATCTTTATAAAGATCCGTCAACACAGATTTTCGGAAAGTTTTCTGGTCCCCTGCTTCGCTGGCTAAAGCTCTTCTGCTGTCCTCATCTTCTTATTCTTTCTTACTTAAGCAGTGGGAGGGTTGCCGAGAGGGGGCTTTGGGGCTACTGTGGCAGCTGGTACACTTATTACTTACAGGAGAATTATTATGGCAGAAGTTAAGAAGGAAAAACCACGGTATTATGCAGCTTCTGGGAAGCTTTACGATGCAGGAGTAGAGATTTCTGATAAAGAAGCGGCTAAAATTCTATCCGGGAATGCAGCACGTCGACTGAAGAATGCTGCCGCCACCAAAACAGCTCAAGAAGATAAATCTGATATGGGTAAGATGATGGCTAAAGTCAATCAGTATGCTAATGAAGTATTTGACCGGGAAGATGCAGAGTTAAATTCTGCGCTGGCGTCTCGGAAAGCCCCTTCAGTAAAGAAGTAATCTCAATACCGCCGGAAGTAATAATTATTACTCCTCCCGGTCTATTCTCCTAACTGGACTCCTATGTCTAATAATGCTGTCTCCCATCTTCCTGAAGTTCTCTGGTCGCCTCAGATTGGCCCTCAGACCGCTCTTCTCCAATGTCCTGTCTTTGAAGTCTTCTACGGAGGTGCCCGAGGCGGAGGAAAGACAGAATCTTCTATCGGAGACTGGCTTCAGCATTCAGGGATGTATGGTGAAGGTGCAATTGGTATATTCTTCCGCCGGAAACTCACCCAACTTGCTGAAGTAATCGCTCGCACTAAACAAATATTCACCAAGCTTGGAGGAAAGTACAATGAGCAGAGAAAAGAATGGAGTATGCCAGGAGGTGGCCGCCTCAAATTTGCGTACCTTGAAAAAGACTCAGATGCTGAGGAGTATCAGGGACACTCCTACACTCGCGTATATATCGAGGAAGTTACCAATTTTCCCTCTCCTGATCCTATTAATAAGCTTCGAGCCACTTTACGTTCTGGCGCTGGTGTGCCTTGCGGGATGCGGCTTACTGGCAATCCTGGCGGCCCTGGGCATAATTGGGTAAAAGCACGGTATATCACTCCTGCGCCTCAAGGTTATGTTCTAATCACAGAGTCTTGTGAGGTTGAAATTGATGGTGTAATCCGCCTTGTAAGCCTCGACCGTGTATTCATCCCGTCGAAGCTCAAGGATAATGCTCTCCTCTTAAGAAACGATCCTACTTATGTCCTCCGCTTGCGTCAATCCGGATCAGAAGCTCTTGTCAAAGCCTGGCTTGAAGGAAACTGGGATATTATCGACGGAGCATTCTTCACAGAGTTCACAGACGCCCATATCCTCAAGTCAGAATGGAGGAAGCGAATCCCCCCACAAACCCTGCGATTCCGGTCCCACGATTGGGGATCTGCTAAACCTTTCTCAACTGGATGGTATGCAGTTTCTGATGGCACTTGGGGTTTACCCTTTGGCGCGCTGTACAAATATCGGGAGTGGTACGGCAGCTGTGGGCCGAATAAAGGGCTGAAGATGACGGCGGATCTTGTGGCACAAGGTATTGTCGAAAGGGAGAAGGAGGAATTTATTAAGTATGGTGTAGCTGATCCAGCTATTTTTATCCGAAACGGCGGGCCTTCGATTGCCGAGACGATGGCTATTCACAAGTGTATGTGGCGTCGTGGGGATAATAAGCGTATTCCTGGCTGGCAGCAGGTCCGGCAGCGACTTGTAGGAGAAAATGGTCTGCCTATGCTGTACTTTGATGAATCTTGCACAGATTCTTTAGAGCAAATCACCACTATTCAGCATGATGATGGTGATCCAGAGGATATTGATACTGATTCTGAGGAACATGCACTGGATGAAATTCGATATGCGGTAATGTCTCGTCCCTGGGTGGCTAAATCAGCGAGAGGACCAGCTCCGAACTTGCGGACAGGCCGGGCAGCACCTACTATTGACGAACTCCGCGCTATTACAAAAGCCAACCTGAAGAAGAAAGCCCAGACATTATGAATAACAACCAGATTGACAGCATCACGACAGATTCTGCTGGGCCTAAAGGTAAACTGTCGTCGAAGCAGGTTGCTGGTTGGCTGCAGGAGGTTTCTGATCAGAAGGGGAAAGAAAAAAGCTGGAGACAGGAAGCGCAGAAAATCGTGGCACTGTATGAAGGGTATAAGCGGGATGCTTCGCCTTTCAATATTCTGTACAGTAACACAGACACCCTCTCCCCCGCGCTGTACAATAACACTCCCCGACCAGCTGTTGGGCGTAGGTTCAAGGATAAGGATCCTCTTGGCGCTGCGGTGTGCATGACGCTAAATCGTACGCTGGCATATTCCCTTGATAGTAATGATGGGGATCAGCCGGAATTTGACACTCTGGCAGAGCACGCGATTCTGCAGGCACTTGTCCCTGGTCGCGGTGTGGTGCGGTGGAAGTATGCTGCGGATTATGTGAAGCCGGAAGGTGTGGAAGGTACGGTTAAGCAGGATGCAAAGGATATCCCGAATACGAATGCAGAAGGTGGCTCGCTGCAGAATCAGCCTGAAGCAATTGAAAAGGTGACTAACGAGCGGATTTGCGGCGAAGCTGTGGAGTATGATCGTTTTCTGTGTGGATATGCCAGGAAATGGGCGCAAGTGCCTTGGATTAGCTTTGAGCATCACATGACGGAAGATGAGCTGGAGACGAACTTCGGGAAAGAGCTTGCGAAGCTTGTGAAGTGTGGTGAGCTGGAAGAAGATGCGAATGGGCAGACGGAAGAGACGAAGGATAAAAGGAAAGTAGCAGTGGTGTATGAACTGTGGAATAAAGCAGATCGTACTGTTATGTTTCTCACGCCTGGGTTGAAAGACCGGGAATTGAAAATTGTTGATGATCCACTGAATCTGAGTGGGTTTTATCCTTGCGATGAGCCACTGAGGTTCCTGAGCAAAGTGTCTTCGATGATCCCGCAGCCTATTTACAATCTCTACCGTACGCAGGCCGAGGAGTTAAACCTGATCACGCAGCGGATTACAGCTGTGATGGAATGTTTGAAGGTTCGTGGCGCGTATGACTCAGCTGTGACAGAAATGTCGTCGGTGATGAAAGCGGGCGATGGCGAGATGGTCGCAGTTGAGAATGTGCAGATGCTGGGAGAAGGTTCGGATTTGAAGAAAGCTATTTTCCTCATGCCGCTGGGAGAATTGGTAAGTGTGCTGCAGCAGTTGTATGTGCAGCGGACGCAGATTAAAACAGTGATTTACGAGATTACTGGTATCAGTGATATATTGCGCGGTTCAAGTGTGGCATCTGAGACCGCCACCGCGCAAACCATTAAAAACGACTGGGGCACGCTACGGTTGAAGAAGTCGCAGAAAAAAGTGCAAAAGTGGTGTAGGAATAACCTGCGGATTATGGGAGAGATTGCGGCTAGGAAGTTTTCGCAAGAGACTTTCATGCGCATGACGGAATTGCCTTATGCGACTGATGAACAGTATCAGCAAGCTACGATGGAAATGCAGCAGTTCCAGTCACAGCAGCAACAGCAACAGATGGCCGCGCAGATGCAGCCTCCAATGCCCGGACAACCTCCTGCACCGCCGGCCCCGCAGCAGCCTCCACCGCAAAGTACAGTCGATACTCTGGCCACGCCTCAATGGACAAAAATCCTTGAGCTGATGCGAGATAATGTCGGCATGGAATTCAGGGTTGATATCGAGACGAATTCGACAATCGCTGATGATATGGCCGAGGATCAGAAGAATATTGGTGAATTGCTGAATGCACTTAGCCAGTTTCTGAATGGAGTTGCGCCGCTGATTGAAAATAAGACAATGCCGTTTGAAGTGGCAAAAGCTATGATGCTGGGGATTGTGCGAAAGATGGCAATGGGACCAGAAATTGAAGATTTGATGGAGAAGATGAAAGAGCCTGAGCCTCCACCAGAAGCTGCGCCCCCACCGCCACCACCACCTGACCCAAATATTCAGTTAAAGGCACAGGCTGAGGCTGCGAAGTTGCAGATGGAAATGAAAAAGCTTGAGCAAGAAGGGCAGATGATGCAGTTGGAAATGCAGATGGCTGCTGAAGAGCATAAAAATAAAATGGAGCTTGAGCGACAGAAAATGCAGGTTAATGAGCAGAAGTTTATCATTGCAATGCAGACCGCGAAGATGAAAGCAGCGACTGCCCTGACCCCACAAAACACTCAGCCGGAAAACTGATATGCCTATCTACGAATACCACTGCTCAGTTTGTAACAAACGCTTTGATGCTTTCAAAAAGCTTGCGAATTACAAGGATGAGCAGCAACACGCTTGCGGGACGGTGGCGACGAAGGTAGTCTCTGCCCCAATGGTCGCGGTAGATTATCCCGCGTATGTGTCACCCGCTTCTGGAAAAATGATCACAGGTAAAAAAGAGCATCTGGAAGACCTGGCAAGAACAGGTTGTCGGTTGCTTGAACCTGGAGAGCGGGAAGGGCTGACCAAGAAGGCTAAAGAGCAGGAAAAAGCACTCGACACTTTTGTCGATAACAGCGTGGATAAAGTCTTCGCAGAAATCAAAGGGTAAAAAATGGATCCGGAACTGGAAGTCAGCAGCGGCACGGCAGCTGAAGGTGGAGTTGGTAATGGTCAGGCAACTGGCACAGGGCATGTATCGGAAAGCTTCGATATGGGCAGTGCAGTTGACAGTATCAGCGAGGGCTTAGGCTTTGGCGAGACTGTGAATGAAGAAGTTGCTGAGCCTGCAAAGCCAGCCGCTCCGATCGCACCAGCAGCACCAGTCGCACCAGCAGTAACCGATCCAGCCGCTCCAGTAGTACCAGTAGTTGGCACTGATGTTGCCCCGAAAACCTGGAAAGCAGATGAAGCTGCTGTCTGGGCGAATATTCCTCCTGCTGCGAAGGCCGCAATTGCCCGTCGCGAAGAGGATATGTTCAGGGGGATTGAGCAGCACAAAGCAACTGCGCAGTTTGGTAACACGGTGCAAAAGACCTTGGAACCATACATGCCGATTCTCAAGGCACATGGCATCGACCCTGTGCAAAACATCGGCAATCTGATGCAAGCGCACTATTTGCTGGCTACTGGCACACCCGCACAGAAACAGCAGATGTTTGAACAGTTGGCCAAAGATTACAACATCAACCTTGCCCCAGCGGTTGATGATCCATATGCAGCCCCTGTTGATCCTCGCATGGCTGCAATGGAACAAGAGCTTCAACAGCTGCGGTCAGGACAGGCACAGCAGCAGCAGCAAGCTTTCCAGCAGACGAAAGTCCAAACGGAAGGCGCAGTAAACGCGTTCGCAGCTGATCCTGCAAATGCTCATTTCGAAGAAGTTGCTGAGGAAATGGCGCAAATGCTTTCAGTTGATAAAGCGCTCACGCTTGAGAAGGCTTACGAGCGGGCAGTGTGGAGCAATCCTGTAACACGAGCAAAGGAAATTGCGCGGCAAGACGCCGAAAAGCAGACCAAAGCACGTGAGGAGGCTTCCACAAAACTGGCCGAATCTCGTAGGGCTACTGGAGCGAATGTCCAAGTCCAACCGAAGGCGGGTGCAGCGACCTTGCCCCTGGGAACGATGGATGATACCATGGCTGAAACCATGGCAATGATCAAAAACCGATAACCTTTCAGGAGCACTAAATGGCAACCCCATCAGCAATTTTCACGGAATTGGTTTCGACCACCTTCCGCAAGCATAGCAAAGAGATCAAGGACAACGTTAGCAACAACAACGCGTTCTTGAAGCGTCTGATGCAAAAAGGTAACACCGAAGAACTCGACGGTGGCCTGAGTATCGTTACCGCACTGGATTACAACTCGAACAGCACTTACCAGCGCTACACCGGCCTGGATATCCTGGACGTGTCGGAATCCGACGTGATTACGAGCGCTGAATACCAGTGGCGTCAGATTGCTCTGGCTGTTGTCAGCTCCGGTTTGCAGCTGCGTGTTAATAGCGGCGATTCGCAGATTATCAAGCTGGCGAAGGCAAAGATCAAAAATGCGATCCGCACTTTCAAGAACAACTTCAGCTATGACGCGTACAGCGACGGCACCCTGGCCAACCAGGTTAACGGTATCCAAGCACTGATCAGCGACACCGGCCTGGGTACGGTTGGCGGTATCGACGCAACGGCCTGGGCTTTCTGGCGTAACAAGGTGCAATCGGCAGCTGCTCCCCTGCAAGGCGGCGCAGCAATCACGCCAAGCGCGACAACCATGGAAGCACTGATGTTGCCTCTGTGGTTGTCGCTGACCCGTGGTGATGACAAGCCGAACCTGATCGTGGCCGACAACAACTACTTCTCGTTTTACGAGCAGTCGCAGACGTCGATCAAGCGTTACACCAGTAACGACGAGCCATCGGGCGGTTTCCTGAGCCTGAAGTACAAAGGTGCAGATGTGATCTTTGACGGCGGCAGTGGTATCCCGGAAAACCGGATGTACTTCGCCAACATGGATTACATGGGCCTGAGCGTTCACAAGGATGCCAATCTCACGGTCCTGGACGAAGCCAAGCCGTTCAACCAGGATGGCGCTGTTGTGCCGGTTCTGTGGATGGGCAACCTCACCTGCTCGAACCGCGCGCTGCAAGGCGTTCTCAAGCCATAAAAGGTAAATAGCCGGGAGTAATAAAAATTACTTCCGGCGGTTTATTTTTCTAACATTCAGGAGCATCAAATGAGCAAATATCGTATCCTGGGTTCCCTCGTGGGTATCCAACACATCGACCAGACCATCGGTTCCGTACCTGACCCAAAACAGAGCTTGCCTCTGATGGGCGGCATTCTGCCAGCTGTTGACCCTTATTGGGGCGGCGGTGAATTCATGTATGTTCGCTTCGGCGGTACGGTACGTGAAAAAGGTCTGTGCGTCGTTACCCCAACGTTTGACGCAACTTCGCGGACCTGGCTGTATACCGCAGTTGAAGCTGGTATTGCGGCTGGTCAGGGCCAGATGCTGGGTGTGGCAGTTTTGCCAGCAACTGTCGGTACTTTTGGCTGGATTCAGATCGCAGGTCTGACCCCGGTTAATTCGAATGCCGCAGTTGCAGCCGATACCACGTTTGGTATTGCCGCAGTCGGTCAAGGTGGTGCCAACGTCGCCGGTCGTCAGGTGCTTAATGCGCGTGTCGCAGGCGCATCGACGCAAACTTCGGTCAAAGCTTCGAACGGCGGCGGTGTTGCCGGTGGTTTCACCTTCCGCGTTGCCAATACCGATGGCTGGTTTGTCGGTGGCTTCGTGTCAGGTCCCGGCATTGGCGCAGCTGCAAAAGTCACTGCGATTGACACTGCCGAACAGCTCGTAACAGTGTCGGCAGCAAACACTGCGATCGTGACAGGTAACATTACTTTCACCTACAATAACGCGGTGGTGTTCTTCAATGTGGCGATGCTGCAACGTCCGTTTGCCCAAGGTGCCATCACCTAATACCAGTTAATCTGGTCGAAGCAAGCCAGGAGGGAATACACTCTCCTGGCAATTTTTATAAGGAAATATCATGGAAGTCGGTGTAATGAAGGCGCGACCGCCTCACATTCGTTTTAAGCTGGTTCCTGTCGAGAATCGCAATAGCAGCATTGATGCCGGGCACCCTGTGTTCGACGATGTGCCTTTTGTGGTGATTACTCCGCAAGGTTCGAAAGACAGTGTGGAAAAGCCTGCGAAAGAATGGCTGGCCACTACCGACCAACAAGTCCGTGAAGAGCGTTTGCCTGCTGATTGGGCTGAAAAATTCCATGCTGCGTTTGCGCACTGGAAGCGTGGTGAAGAAATTCCTGTTGAAGGGACTGCACTTGTGAATTGGCCTGTGATTACTCCTGGACAGTTGGCAACGTGCAAATCCATTCATGTGCTGACTATTGAAGATCTGGCTATGCTGAATGACGAAGGTATTCGTCGTCTGGGTATGGGCGGGCTGGGTATGAAGCAAATGGCAAAAAAGTACCTGGATGCTTCCGCAGGTCCGGGTAAGTTGATGGCCGAAAATGCAGCTTTGGCCGCGAAAAATGATGCAATGGCCTTGCGCTTGGAAGAAGTCGAGCGTCGTATGGCTGTTGCTGAAAACCAAGCTGGTATTAAGTCCCCTGTGCAAGCAGTGGTGGCGAAAGCTGGCATTGAAGAGAAAATGTAAACCATGAAAACTTTGCTCCAGATTGTCCAAGAATTCTGCAAAACAACTGCTTTGCCTACGCCAGTCGCGGCTATTTCCAGTGTGGATGATCAGGTGATTCAGATTATTGCCCTCCTCAATGAAGGCTTGGATGATCTGGTTGCAAAGTATAAATGGACACAGCTTCAGACCCTGGCAAATTTCACTACTGTAGCAGTGGAAAATCAGGGTAAATTGTCTGTTTTGGCTCCTGGGTTTAAAGCAATGATCCCAGGAACCTTGTGGAATAACTCTTCGAAGCTTCCAGGCTTTGGAGGAATTACCCCACAAGAAGCACAAGAATTGCGGCAATGGGGCGCAAGGACAGCAGTGCCGACTTACCGTGAAATGGGAGGAAATCTGTTGATTATCCCTGCCCCTGCGTTAGGGAAGCTGATTAGTTTTGAATATATCTCCACCTTTCCAGTGTTGGCTGCTGACGGTGTGACGAGAAAACAGTACTTTACTGTTGATACCGATACATGTGTCCTTCCCGCTAACCTCCTCACGCTTGATCTGCGGTGGCGGTGGAAATCGGAAAAAGGACTCCCTTATGCAGAGCACTTACGTACGTTTGAAATTCAGTGCAAACAGGCTTATGTTGATAGTCTGGGCGCAGCTAATCTGCAAATGACTAACCAAAATTCCGGCTCACGGCCTGGGATTGTTATTCCTGCGGGGAACTGGAACCGATGAAACAAGCTCTCGGCGGACAAAAAGCACGTAATCAGGTAACAGATATCGAAAGGTCTGTTACCGCTCCTATTGGCGGGCTGAATTCTCGTGACCCTTTGGCAGCGATGAAGCCGCAGGATGCGCTGATTCTGGATAATCTTATCTGTCGTCCGAGTAGTATTGAAGTTCGTAAGGGAATGGCTAATTTTGTTACGGGGTTTGCGGAAACTGAAAAGGTGTGGGGATTGTTGCCATACCGGGCTTCTCCGGTGGATAAGCTTTTTGCGACTACGGATCTGGGAATTTACAATGCGACTACAGCTGGGGTAGTCGGGGTTAAGGTGGCTAATTCAACAAACGGCCGCTGGGAAAGTATTAACGGCGCGAATGCAGGGATTAGATTTTTATTGGCGGTGAATGGTGCTGATCCGATGAAGCTGTATAATGGAACAGTTTGGTCAGATGCCGCAGTTACCTATATGCTAGGCGGTGTTTCGACTGTGTATAATACCGCACTGTTTACCAATATTGCTCAGTTTAAGTTTCGTGTATTCTTCACCGAAAAAAATACTTTGAGCTTTTGGTATCTTGCGGTGAATGCAGTGCAAGGATTGGCCACAGAGTTTCCGCTTGCTCCGCTGTTTAAACTTGGCGGAAGCTTGCTTGCGATTGGTAATTGGACACTGGACGGCGGTAATGGCCCAGATGATTACTGCGCGTTTATCACAACGGAAGGTGAACTGGCTGTGTATAAAGGCACTGATCCGGCGAATGCAGCTACTTGGGGTTTGGTGGGTGTTTATGCCTTGCCGCGCCCGATTGGCAGAAAATGCTTTTTTAAGCTCGGCGGAGATTTGATTATTATCACCGAATCCGGGCTGGTTAAAATGACTTCGGTTTTGTCAGCTGTGGATGAGCGGCTGGCAAGCATTTCAGATAAGATCATCGGTGCGCTGAGTGATGCAGCGAGGAAGTATAAAACGAATTTTGGCTGGAGCTTGACACTGTTGTCGGCAGAAGATATTTTAATTTTAAATGTCCCTACAATTGAAGGATCAGCTTCACAGCAATTTGTCATGAACACGCTTACAGGTGCCTGGAGTATGTTTAAGCAAATGAACTCTTTCTGCTTTATTGAGCTGGGCGGTAGGCTGTTTATGGGCACGACTAACAGGGTGATAAACGCTCTGTATGGACAGTCGGATTATGGCAACAATATTACTATCCGAGCGCAGACAGCTTATAACAATTTTGGCCAGCCACTGGCGAGTAAGCATATTAAATTGCTGCGCCAGAATTATCGTACCTCGAAAGAAGTATCGGTGAGGCTTGCAATTAGCGAGAATTTTCAGCAAACTTTCACCAGCACACCGAATACTCCGATCCCTTCGAATTTATCCACTTTCGATACCAGTTTGTGGAATGGTGCATTCTGGACGGAAGAGGATTATATCGTATCCGCCTGGCGCACAGTCGCACATAAGTCCGGGTATCAACTGTCTTTGCTGATGGTGATATCAGATGTTAATTACACTTTTGAGTGGAATAGCACAGACTTCCTGATCGAAAAAGGGATTGGATTCTAAATGGCCGGGAGTAATAATTCTTACTCGGGGCGGTTATGAACATCGTTACGGGCCAGGACGATCGTTGCGGTCCCTGGATGTGCGAGCGGCAAGGATTGCCTTGGATTCCAGGTTCGGGAAAGACAATTGGACTAGAATCTGACTTAGGAGAGTTGAGAGCAGTTGTATGCTTCGACTCTTATAATGAAGTAAACATTAGTATGCACGTAGCGGCTGCTCCAGGTAGGCACTGGCTCAACCGAAATTTCCTGTGGTATAGTTTTTACTATCCTTTTGTAGAGCTTCAGTGCAAAAGGATTACAGCTGTGGTCGCCTCCTGTAATGCTGAGGTTCGGCGGTTCATGGACAACTTAGGCTTTACTCTTGAGGCGACCCTTAAAGATGCTCATCCCGCCGGGGATTTGCTGATCTATGTTATGCATAGGGATCAGTGCCGGTGGATAACTCACTTAAAGGATCGTCCAAATGGGCAAGCAGAGACCCCCTCCCCCACCAGATTATGCAAGCGCGGCTAGAGAGCAAGGCGTTGCAAACATCGAAGCTGCGCAGTTTACTGCCGGTTTAAATCGTCCAGAACAGCATGATCCTAATGGCTCCCAATCCTGGCGGCTGAAGGATGGTGCTGATGTAAAAGCGCCTAGGCCCGGTGACTGGATCGTAGAAAACAAACTCAACGAAACGCAGCAAAAGCTGAAAGATCAGCAGGATCAGCTTAGCGGTACTTTCGGCGGATTAGCACAAGGCGCACTAGATAATGTCGGTGCGACTATGCAATCGAAGTTTGATACTTCACCTTATGGAAAGCAGCAGCGGGTTGATCCGACGAGCGAGGCGTCACGCCAGCGGATTACAGAGGCTATGTATTCCCGACAGAAAGCCATGCTTGATCCGATGATGCAGCAGCAGAATTCGGATTTGACTTCGCAGCTGGCCGCACAAGGGATTACCGAAGGTTCGGAGGCTTTTAATCGTGCTGAAGATAATCAGGCTCGGCAGCAGAATGATGCGTATGCGGCTGCAAGGAATGATGCTATTCTGGCTGGTGGGGCAGAAGATTCCAGGATTGGACAGGTACAGATTGCTCAGTCTGGGTTTAATAATACGCAGCGTCAGAATGCTGTGGCAGAGGCTCTGATGCAACGTCAGCTGCCGATGAATGAGGCAAACGCCCTGCGTACAGGTAATCAAGTCGGCGGTATGGGCTTCCAAGCTTACGGCGGCGGGGGGCAGATTGGTGCTGCCCCTACGTACCAAGCTACGAGTGACGCTTTCAAGGCTAATCAGGATAATGTAAATGCAGCTAATGCAAATTCTGCTGGAATGCTCAAAGGTTTGACTTCTGTCGGAGGTATGTTCCTGGGGTCAGATCGTAGACTGAAGAAAGATATTGTACAGATTGGTATGCACCCTATTGGTATTCCGCTGTATGAATGGACATATAAAGCCACAGGCGTACGCGCTAAAGGTGTTATGTCTGATGAACTCCTGCCAATCATGCCAGATGCAGTTATCCGGTTTGCTGATGGTATGGACCGTGTTAACTACTCAATGCTGGGATAAATCATGTCTGACGCAAATCGTGAAAGCATGTTGCTTCCGGGCGACTTTGATACGCAAGCAGCTTCTATTGCCCGGAAACGGAAAGTACTGGAAGCAGTGGTTGCCCGTACCAAAATGGGTGAAGGGCGCATGGTAGGGAATAATTATATTGCCCCGCACTGGCTGGAAGGGGTGGCTGAGCTTGGAGCTGCCTGGAAGTCGAACAGAGATAATAAAAAGCTGGATGCAGAGACTGTTGAAATGAACAGGGCGCAGAAAGCTGGACTGAGTGAGGCTGTGCAAGGGTACCTGAAAAAGCGTGATGGTCATGAGCAGATGGTGAAGACTCAAGGTCCGACGCAAGATGGCTCGCAGCTTCCTGATCATCCTGAGCAAGTTGAAGGTGATCCACGAGCGGCAGTGATTGAAGCGATGACTTCGCAGTATGCGCCGCTGCGGGCGGTGGGGGAAGCAGAGTTTGCGCAGCTGGGGAAAAAGAGTGGTGGGCTAACGCAAAAAGATCTGCTGGCATTGGCTGGGTATGATCCGAAGTCGAAGGTTGCTGCGGCGCTGGCTAATGATCCGAGCTTGCTTCGTGGGGATAAAAAGACGCAGGTTGTTAACAATCGTATTGTTGATACCAGCGGTGACACCCCGAATGTCTTGGGGAATTACAGCGATCAGTATGATGCTGTTGGTCCTATTGGGGTTGGTCCTGACGGGAAGCCGATTATCGGGCAGCTGGAAAAAGGCACAGGAAAAGCTACTTATGCTCCAGGCGCGGGTGCAACTGTCAATGTGGATACAGGGAAGAAAACGGCAGAAGCCTTTGGAACTGCTGGTGCAGACTTGGTCATGAAAAACCTGGGTGAAGGCGCAGCTGCTGCTAAAAAAGCGCAGCAAAGCTACGAGATTTTCCGGAATGCTGCAACCCTGATGGGCGATGTTAAAGGCGGTAGCGGGGCTAATCTGATCCTTGGCGCGAAGAAAATCGCTCAGCAATTGGGTGTGACCATGGACCCTTCGATTACGTCGACAGAGCAGGTTGGTGCGGCTTTGGGGCAAGCAGTGCTTGACAATGCAAAAGCTCTGGGCACTGGTAACGGCTTTACGGATAAGGACCGGGAGTTCCTGGAGAAGATTGTCATGGGTAAGATTACTTTGGACGGTGCATCATTGCAGCGTGCGGTTAACCTCGGCCTGACAGCTAACCTGAACACAATGCGGAATCATTCAAATCAGCTTCGTAAAGCCAAAGACATTCGTGGCGCTGACCCAGCAATTCTGGATCAACTTAGTGTTGAAATGCCAGAATTTCACCTCGATGAGGCGGTGTTTAGTTATGACCCTAAAACGGATCGTTTCGGTGTGAAGAGCAACACTCCGAACGTTTCCACCCCACTACCGGGCACGCCTGCCCCCGCTAGTGTTTCGCCTCTTACGTCACAAGATGAAGCCGAGCTGATCCGTCTTCGTGCAAAATACAAGGGGACAAAATAATGACCACTCCCGCAGAAGAACTGGCAGAACTTCGTAAACTGGAAGAACTAGAGAAACGGGCTGCAGTAGCAAAGCCCGAAGAAGAAGGTTTTCTCTCCAGGAATACTCCTGATTGGATGAAGAATACAGGTACGGCTATTTATAAAGGATTGGCCGGACTCCCTGCTGGCGCGATGGATGCGCTTAATAGTAGTTATGATTATACTGATGCGGTAAGGGCGAGTAATGGTCTGCCGGTGCGGGAACTTGATAAGACTATGCCAGCTTCCCGTGCACTGAATGCTACTGGTTATCAGCCAAAAACTCAGGGAGAGCGTTATGTTAATATGGCTGTTCGTGGTGCTGCAGGCGCTGCTCTCGGTCCGGGTTCTTTTATTAACGTTCCACGTACGATGCTTGCTGGTGGTTCTGCTGGTATTGTCAGTGAAGGAGCTGGCCAGCTACCGGGGATCAAGGGCACTCCAAGTGAAGGAACAGCCCGAGTGGTCGGCGCATTGGCTGGTGGTATTGGGACTAGCATGCTACTTGCTCCCATGAAGAATTCGCGGCAGTTGGCAGGGGAGATGCTGGAAGGCGTGGCTCCTGCAGATTTGGCTGCTGCGAAAAGGGCTATGGAGCAGGCAAAAGTGGCAGGGGTTCCGATTAACCTTGATCAGGCGATGGGTAAGGATACGAATATTACCAATGTGGTAAATGCTCTAGTGGGGAGGAAAGAAGGGCAAACAGTGGTGGATCAACTACGCGCACAGCCTGCTCAGGTAAAAGGGCTGGCGGATAGATTGACCGCATTGCTGCCGGGTACCATCAGGGAAAAATCCGATATCGCTAATATGTCACAGGCAGCTGCAACAGCAGCGATCGTCAGAGCAAAAGAAATGCGGACTAATGCAACAGAGCCTCTTTTTGCTCGGTCGGGGTTAATCCCTGTAAAGACCTTAGACAAAATGATTATGGAAGCAACTGCAGCTGCTAAAGCCGCTCCTGCGACTAATAAGGGGGAGTTGTTCGATGAGATGGTGCAGATGCTTAAAGGGTTTAAAGAACGCGCTACTCCGCCACCTTCCGGGCTATTAGATGCAAGTGGTAGGCCTTATGCTTCTGCCGCTAATCCTGTAAGTATGCAGGAAGTAAACGCTGCTCTGCGGACGAAGATGACAAATGCCAAGAATGTGAACATGAGCTCAAGCGCAGGAGATAGTGAAGCTCGGAATGCTCTGGGAAAAATGGTCGGAGGCTTCAGAGAGAAAATGGGTGCGGTTAGCCCGAAGTTTAAAGAAGCAAATGACCTGTATGGAAAAATTTCAACTGTTCGAGTCGATCCGATGAAAAAATCTGTGATTGGCCGTGTTGCAGGAATTGCTGGAGAACAGGCAGATACCGAAGCCGTGAATAAGCTTTTACCAATTCTGGCAGCTGGGCGGAATCCGAAGACCTTAACATCTGAAATCACAGAGTTTGCTAAAGTTACCGGGCATACCCCAAGGATCTTCCAGGATGCCTTCAAAACCCACTTTTCGAATGCAGCTGCTGCTGCAGAAAAGCAGGCTAAAGGGGCATTATCCCCCGGCATGGCAGCAGAGATGGAAAAGGTTTTGCTGGGAAATGCCAATCAGCGAGCAGGGATGCGGGATGCTTTGCAGGCAATTGCTGTTGGGCAGGGTAAACCAAAAGATGCACTTTATCCTGGGTTTATGGCAGCGATGAAGATCATCAGCGCCTCTGCAAAACGTCCTGGCGCAATGGGGCCAAATGGCGAAGCACTGAATCAAATCGCAGGGCAATCTGTCGCAGCAAGTGGCTTACGCATGATTGGCCTCGCTCCAGGTAAACCAGCCGCAGCGGGCCTGCAGGGGTATCTTACCGCTGACGCCTATCGTACATTAGCTGATAACTTGACAACCGCAGCGGGTGTAGCGAAACTCCAAGAGTTGGCTAGGGTGCCTATCATGAGCGCCAAAGCCCAAGGAATCGTAAACACTCTCCTGGCCACCAAGGCAGTCGCAACACCGGGCGAAGTAACAAATGTTACTCCCGGCGGTAATGAAACGAAAGAAAACTGATGGAAGACCTTCCAATGACTCGCCGCCAATCTGATATTGATGAAAAACTTGAAGTTGCTTTGCGGTTTCAGAGGATCGAAGCCACACTGGAACTTCTTTCCAAAAACCTCGAAAAGAATACTGATTCGACAAAAGAACTTTTAACAGCTTGGAATAGTTCTAACTGGCTGTTGAGTTTTATTAAGGGCGGGGCAGTTTTAGCCGCTGCTGGTCTTGCAATCTGGTACAAATTTGGAGGTCATTAATATGGTAGTTCCTGCCCTGGTAGCGATGTTGCTGGAAAAAGGTCTTGGTATGATCGGTGGCGCGGTACTGGCTAAAGGTCAAGCAGTGATTGAGGAGAAGTTAGGAATTTCCCTGAAAACTCCTCCTACGCAAGCTGAGCTTATTGAGTGGAAAAAGATTGAAGTTGCTGAAAGTCAGTGGCTCATGGATCAGATGATGAAAGGTCGGCAGCAGGAAGCTGACTTTCAGAAACAGCAGGAAGAGGCCGTAACCGCTCGTTGGCAGGCGGATACAAGCACCGATTCTGCACTGGCAAAAAATATTCGTCCTGGGGTGTTAATGTATTTGTTGGGCGCTTATACAGTCCTGGCGATTATGTCGGCATTCAGCTATAATGTCGAAGAATCATATGTTCTGCTGCTTGGGCAGTGGGGCATGATTGTGATGACAGCCTATTTCGGCGGGCGTACGCTGGAGAAGATTATCAGTATTAAAGAAGGAGGCAAATAATGCCTTGGAATGGAAATGGGACTTTTACCGAACCGGTTGCCCCGGAATTCCCAGCAGTAGCTGGTGACCTTATTCGCGCAGAATACTTTAACACGGTTATCCGTGCTTTGTGTTCTGGGTTTTCTAATACACTTCCGAGGGATGGGCAAGCTGTTGCTACCGGGGATGTTAATCTTGGCAATTTGTTTAAAGTTGTCAATATGGCGGCAGCTACTGCTGACGGACAAGCTGTACGATATCAGGAATTTGTAGCGAGTCTCGCGGCCTTTTCTGTCGCTGGGTACACAGAACTGCGTGCTTATGCTGCTACCAGCAAATATATCTATGTGACAGGGTATTTAGTATCAGCTGCCCCGTTGGGGATTGCAGGTATGTTTGTGCTGGATACTGCTGATGTAACCAGCGCTGATAATGGCGGTACGATTATTGTAACTGCGCTGGGAAAAAGGTACAAAAGAATTTTTGATGGTAAAGTGAATGTGCAGTGGTTTGGAGCAAAGGGAAATAGCACTGATGAGTTTACTGCTATCTCTAATGCCCTGACATATGTTCGGGGGATTAATGGAGTTTTGTTTTTTCCTCAGTCGTCAGGAGATTACTCTCATTCAGGGACTCTTGTCCTTGGGGCGTCGAGTGTGGGGATTGAGGGGGATAGTCCTGAAGTGCGGTTAAACTACACCGGCACCGGGACCGGCTTAATTATCAATTCTAGCTATGCTTCGCCTCAGCGGGAAAGGTGCTCAATTCGCAATATCACCCTGTACTCAACAACAGGGGCAGTAGCCTTTGACTGGACAGGAAGTAATTACGGCAATTACACTGGATTTGAAATTAACTATACCGCAGCTAATGCAAAGCTGTTGTATGCAATTGGGTCGAGTGGGGCAGGACCTTACTTTAATCAGTTTTCAGGGTTCACTTTGTTTGGTGGTGCCGATCGCTCTCAGTATGGTATTTGGCTTGCTTCAGATACTTCTGGAAATTTGGCAGATGGCCCGAATGCAAATATCTTTTCAGACATTAAACGCGCAGCTTCACTGTTCCGCTTTATTAACATTATGTCTGGTCATGGGAATCTGTTCTCAAATGGGGGGGGAGAGTCGATTAAAGATTCAATGATCGTGCTAAATGATGTGCTGGTATATGCAGACACTGGTACAGCTACAGCAACAACTACGAACTCCTTGACCGACACCACAAAAGTCTGGAGTGCTACAATTGGCGCTGCAAATAACTGGACCAATGGGGCAGTTGTGATTACTAGCGGGCCTTTTATAGGCGCAGCACGAAAGATCTTAATTAACACTGCTACAGCACTGACCTTGGATAAGAGCTGGCCTGATAACATCGGGACACCTACTTATGCTTTGGTAAAATCTAAGGCAATTGCCAATAAATTTGTCAACTTCCGTCAGGAAGGGCTTGCTTCTGATAACCCTGAAGGCGTTCGTATTATGCCTGGGGCCTTGGCGAATGAGTGTGTTAATTTTGAGCTGGGCAGTCTTGGTTCAGGTAAGCCAGTTGATGATCAGTATGGAGAGCCGACAAATAAGGTAAATATCGGTGACCTGATGATTTATCAATATATCCTTGTTGATCCTGGCGCAAGTGCTACAAAAACCCTTATCCCCCGCTTATCAGTATTTGGCGGGATTCGTGCAGGTGCTCAAATGGCGCTGGAGTATATTGAGCTTTCCTGCCCAGATTACACTGCCGGGGTAGCGACACTTACCGTGGATCACGGAGGCTCTGCTACAGGTAATGGCTCAGAAACACTGACAGTAAAAGTAAACTCTTTCAACACGAAGGAAGCTTTTACTAATTCAAAAGCTAAAACAATGCGAAGCACTGTGAATAACGGAATTTTTGCAAGTGTGGTCACTGATGCGGCTTTTAGTGCTACATCAGATATCATTGTTACAATTGCTTTTAAAGTCCTGTAAGGAGTCTCCTAAATGAAGCCTTTGACAGTAGAGACATTGATCCAAATTTATCCTCTTGCTAAGCGAAGAGCCCCTTTATTTGTGGGGCATCTGAATAATGCGATGGATGAATGGGATATTACAAATCTGCTGAGAAGGGCTTCATTTTTGGCACAAGTGGGACATGAGTCGATGCAGCTGTTTTACACAAAAGAGATTGCGAGCGGGAAAGCTTACGAAGGTAGGCTGGATTTGGGAAATACTCAACCTGGGGATGGGGTGAAGTTTAAGGGGAGAGGGTTGATACAACTGACAGGCAGGGCTAATTATACGAAGATGATGATGGCGCTGGATGTGGATTGTGTGGAGCATCCAGAAATTCTTGAAGCCCCTGACTTGGCTACTCGGTCAGCAGGATGGTTTTGGAAAACTCATGGACTGAATGAGCTAGCGGATACCGGGGATCAGCGAAGGGTGACAAAGAGGATTAATGGTGGGTATAATGGGTTGCATGATAGGCTGACATTATATGAAGCTGCGCTAAAGGCACTAAAAGCCGCAAGTTAAAAAGAAGCCCGCTAGATGCGGGCTTTTGTTTATTTGCAATCTCCCCAACTTTTAGCTGAGGTTTTAATCCCTACAGGGACAATTAAAGGTTCGGGGTAAGGGAGAATGATTTTCGATTCTTCGATAATCCTATCCTTCACCCATCCGAGGTGGGATGGATACTGGCCAGCGAGGGAATCGTGTACCTGCAACAGAACTTCGGCTTCCGGGAGATTGTTGTGAATGTTGACGTAAGCCCGGTTGATAATTTGTCCAACTGTTGACTGTGGAATCCACGCAACAGCCTCGTTGAAGATGTTACCTTCAATCTTGTCGAAGAAGTTGTAACGATAACCGAAGATATTTGTGATGTAACGACGGCCCGAGACTTGCTTTTTGATCTCTTCGTGCCAAACTTTGATTTCAGGACAAAGCCCGAAATACCAGTCCTGGATTCGCTGGACTTCATGGACGAGCAGGCCGATTTTTCCAGCCATTCCCTGAGGAGTTCCAAGGTAATGAGTCCCGTGGCACAGTGCTTTGAATACAGGATAAGATTTATGAGACTTGGTGATTGTCTGATCATTGTAATACTCCTTAGCTACCTCAACATACGGTTTTTTCCCTGCAGCCAGCTGAGCCTTAAGCCATTTGCAGTCTGACTCGGCGGCAACGATTCGCAAGTCTGCTGAGTCGAGGTCGATATCCCAGAAAGTGTTTCCTTCATCGGGGATAAAGATTCTACGTACGTTCGGGAGGTCAAGGCCTTCATCTTCAGTCTCGCCTCCGTTTGGGACATTTTGGAAGTTGCAGCCATTGTCGTAAGCATCTTTTGTTGACGCGAAACGGTAAGTTTTGGTCCCTGCAATTTTAAAGTTGGTACGTATGCGGCCATCTGGTGACGGTCTAGCCTGGATAAAATTGGAATTAAATACACCGAGGGAACGGAGTTCTGAGACTTTCCTGGTAATGGGGCGGAGGATTGGCTCCCGAGCAGCGATTTTGTGGAGTGCTTCATCATTAGTGGTCACACCGCCTTCCTTGGATACATAAGGTGCTTGACCCATATCTGTGTAAAAGAAATCGGCCATCTGTTTCGGGGACTTAATGTTGAGTTCGTAGCCGATTACGTCTTTCAGCCATGCTTCGCGCTCAGCAACGTTTTGCATGATTTCCATAGCAAACTGCGCACGGACCTGCATATCGAGCTTTACGCCCCGCAGAATGGTTTTCAGGACAGGAGCTGCGAGCTCTTGTTGAAACTTCGCAATGTGGTCAAGCTTGAATGCACTGACAACACCTGAAAGAACTGTGTTAATCTTAAGAGTTCTGCAGGAGTCCGTACAGTTATAAGCCCAATATTTGTCCTCACCTTCTCCATCTTCTCCTTCTTGCCATAACGTACGATCATCTTTCCAGTGCAGGTGGTCATCACAATACATGGAGGACAGGAACGAGAGATTCTTTTCCAAGTTGCTGAAGACAGAGTGCTGTTTGAGCATGGTGTCTTCAACAGTAAACTTAGGAAGCCAGTGCCAAGAATTGTAGATATACTGTGCATCATAGTTCCAGTTCTGGCCAACGAGGACTGCTGATTGGCCTATACGGTAGATAAGGTGGCATAGGACTGCTTCTTCTTCGAGCGTCCAATAGCCTTCTTTGTTGTGGAGACACATGAGGGGGATACAGATTGCATCTAATTCCGTCCATGCGAAGGCGATACAAGCAATGTGCCCTGCACGGGTTTCAATGTCGGCACCGAGCTTCATAGTGCCAGGGGAGGCTTCGCATTGAGTGGCTAATTGAGTCAAGATAGAAACCGCGGTGTCGAAGTCCGGGCGGAGTAAGAAATTGTACTCCGGGCGGTTAATGGTACGAAACTGCATTTCTCGTTGTACACGCTTCAGATCGTGGACAATCAGCCCGCGCCACTTCCACTGACCAAAAACAACATTCGGACTGAGGGTAGGGATAACTTTAAAACCCGGTACTAGAGTACAATCCAGCAAAGAAGAACGCCAAGAATTAGCACCCCATTGGCCGGTCAGCGCGAACAATGCGAGATTACCCATCGGAACAATTACATTAGGCTTCACCAGCTCAATTTCCTGGCGCAATTCCTCTATCCCCTCAATAACCAGAGGATGCACCATCTTCCCTTCAAACAGTTTATAGTCAGATTTTACATGGGATTTTTTTAGTGCTACCAGCCCCCCGATCGTTCCACCTGGAGCGCGGCTGCGTACAACTGAAGTGATGAAACAACTTTCACGAAAGAGATTTGCCTCTTTGAGCATCTTTGTAAGTTCGTATCCTGCTGAACTCGACATAGGAGAACCTTTGAGAAGATCACCTTCTCCAGGGAACTCCCCGACTAGCATTACTTTGGCTGTTGAAGGCCCGGTCGGGTATATCCTTGAGTTCATGATTAGCGAACCCTCAGCATTCCGAGAAGTTCTTTTCCAAGCGCTTCACCATCGAGAGGAGCAGGGGCATTTTCGAGTTCTTTGAGCCGCTTGTACGCCATGCCGTAATATTCCGGGTTTTGCTCTGTGACTGTTGAGATGAGTTTAAGCTCCTGCGCAGCCGCAAGCATCGTGCCGCTGCCACCGAAGAAATCGGCGACACTATCACCTGGACGGCAGGAGCGCTTGAGGAGGTCTACATACAAGGCCACTGGTTTCTGTGCTCCGTGTGTGAGGTTTGCATCTGCAGTAGTGCTAATAACGTCAGATGCGATGTGAAGGACGTTTTTGTGCCCTTTAATAGCATAGAGTATGGTTTCATACTGACGTCGTGGACCTTCTGTCGGCAAAGGCACCCGTCCGCTGTTTGGCTTGTGCGCGATGAGCATTGTTCTGAAGACATACCAACCTGCCGTTTCCATCATGATTTTCAGTTGTGGGAAATTCGCCTGATCGCAGAATACATATGCGTGGCACTGCTTTTTTGCCAAACGGAAGGATTCTGGGCACCACTTCATCATCAACTCTTCCCAAGCTTCAAAGGAGTCGTCATAGTGGTGCTCAGAGTTGACGAGTTTGCCGCCACCATCACCGAAATCCTGCGCACCCATGCCGTAAGGAGGATCGGTCAGGATACAGTCGTAGAGTTCGCTTGGCTGTTCACGCATCCAGTCGATACAATTCACATTCAACAGCGTATGCACATCGGAAGTATAGGTCTGTCCGACAGTCGCTGCTAACTTGATGTTTTCGTGTGCGGCTTCTTGCTTTTTAATGATTTTGAAAGCTTCCTCAACACTCTTGGCTTTGTTGACTTCTGGGTTATTAAGGTGTTTAGCAACGATAAGTTCTTTCCTGATGTTGTTTTGGAAAGCGCCGTCAGAGCGTCCTTTAACTTCCATGGCGGTATCTGCAACTGTGTGGATACGCCCCGCTGCAGCTGCCTGCTTAATGCGAAGAGCATGGAGTCGTTGGAGCGCTGCACCTGACTCTTGCCATGTGAGGTCTTTGCGCTTGAGGTTTTCTTCGAGTTCAGCTTCTTCTGCTTCAAGGGGGGAAAGTTGCCCGAGTGTGACATAAGGGATCATTCCTTCAGGTACAGGCTGGTTGTTATAACGGAGCTTACCGCCGGTCATGGAGAGCATGTCGATTGCCTTGAGACGGGTTTCTCCGGCTACAAGGTGAAGGACAATCTGACCGTCTATCATTACTTCCCGGACTACAGGGGCGTGGAGGAGTCCCTGGCGGTCGATGCCTTGACTGAGTTCCATGATGAAGTCAGGGTCAAATTCTTTCCGCTGGCGGTCAGGGGGGATAATGAGGTCTTTACGTGCGATTAGCTGCATGGTATGGCATCCGTTTCTGTGGGGCAAATCGTTGAGTGGTGGCATTTTTTCCGGGCGGGAATAGGTTGGTATAGGTAAATAATTGCCGACCGGATAGACGCGATGTTTCTTAATGTTAGTATTTCTTGCCGCCTTCGCCAGCCCGGTGTGCTAAGGTGTGATCGAGGCGGGAAGCATTATAGGCCATTTTTTCTGCTAAAGCGCCGCCGAGGTCGAAGCCTTTAGCACCTGCGAGATCGCAAATACGGATTACAGCATCTGCAAGTTCGACTTCCAGCATCTTGCGGTGAGGGAGTTTGTCGTCCATCAGGTCTTTGCGGTCACCTTCCATGGCTTCGGAGACTTCACTGACGATGAGCATCAGCATTTCGCCGACATTACGCTGGAGTTTTTCTCCGGTTTTCATATTGGTCCACCAGCCAGCTTTGACGTTAGCCAAATGACAGTCACGGACAAGAATGTTCATAGCTTCGGCTTGGGTGCCGGGGGAACGCAGGGTGGTTGCTGCTTGTCGCAGGCTTAAAGTGGTTTCTACAACTGACATCTTAATCCCCTTTTATAAGTAAAAAAGCCCTGCAGACTTCCGAATGCAGGGCTTAGGTAAAAGCCGACTAGCGGCGCTTAGTTTGGCTTTGCAACTGCTTTGACTTCGGCGAAGGTGTCTTCGTCAACCAGACGGTGCTTGATGCTGATTTTTGCCATCTGGCCCGGCAGTTGCTGGAACGAGAAAGCTTGACCAGGCTGATTCAGGCCAACTGCTTCACGCAGACGACCGAGGCCGATGTTTTTGCCCTTGGACATATCGAGCTGGCCGGAAGGCAGGACGTCGAGCATCAGGCCTTGTTTGACGTTGACGGTATCGCGGCCCAGGAATTGCTTGACTTCTTCGTCTTCCACGATCCAGGTGATATCGAGGGCCAGGCCGGAGGAAGTACCGTCTTTCGAGGTCCACTGACGTGGTACGAGCTTGTCGATCACGCCCAGGTATTCGCCGATTGGTACGGGAATGACTTTAGTGTCATTTGCTTCAGTGACTGAGGAATCGAGGAATGCTTGTGGATCGAAAGCTGATAGGTTAGACATTTATTGCTCCAGTATAGGCTAGGTTAGTTTGTCTCATTCAGGAAGAAGGTTCTGCCCGGTGAGTGAAATGATAGTGCCACTTTTAAAACATGCTGTCAAATAGTATCGGGTAAGTTCTACACGATATTCGCCGGAAGTAATGAATGTTACTCCCGGCGGTTTATTACGGTTTTGCCTTCGGAGCTGGGGCCACAGGAGCAGCTGCAACAGGTGCTTTCAGCGTTTCCACCAGCTCTTCAATCTTCGCATCTTGCGCGTCTTTATTCCGCTCGTCCTTAATCGCTGCCTGGACTTGATAATCCATCCAGTGAGCGAAGGTCGTGCCATCCTGCGGAACATCATCGTAGCGTGGATTGAGCAGTGGGCAATTGTTCGCCACTACATGACAGCCGGTGTCATTCCAGCCCGCTACATTGACAGTTTCATCATCGTTAACGCGGGTGATCAGGGCAGCGAATGGCTGTTCCTTGGTATCGGTGTTGATGTTGGAAATGCGCAGATAAACTACGCGACCAACTGTTGGAATCATCTTCATTGTACTTTTCCTTCTGTAGCATCCTGGCATCCGGCCAGTTCGGTTGGTAAAACTTTTGACAGTCCTGACAGACTATCCGCAAAATTCCTTATTGCTGGATGAGGTTCTTGCCAGGTCATCATCGCACGGACAACTAACTTACGAAAAAGCGGCGCAAGTTCAGGAGGTACGAGCATTCCCAAACTTCCGTCTGGGTTTTCATTCAGCTCGATGCGAGGCTTGGTCATTTTGGCTCAGGCCCCATAACCAGCACGCCTCCACGTGACAGCCACTTCTTCACAATCGGCGCAAAGGACGGTACGATACCTTGCATGATTGGAAGGTTCCGGGTTTTGGTGTCTGCCATTGCACTGCCGGTATCCCAAGTAAATTTAGTTCCTTCCCTGACAGTCAGAATAACATCTGAAAACATCGGAGTAAGCTTTGGCGACAACTTTGCCCCAAGAGTAGCTGCCATTAATTTCACTCCTCCGAGCACCTGATCGGTCTCACGATCAATGTGAGCAATCAGGACAAACCAGCAACGGCAGTTGTCTGTCAGCATACGCAGGATTTTTTCCACCTGATCCTGGGCGATACCCCAATCGCTGATGTTGCGGACCGGCTTACCACCAACAACCAGCGACATTGCGGCGCGGCCCAAGCCGGTCAACGAATCCATCGCCAAGCAGTAGCCTTCTGGCCAGTCGTCAACTGCACCATAGTTTTTACCTGTACGCTGATCCACAAACCCATTCAGCGCTTCCAGGATTTTCACAAACTGGTTGTAGTTCATGCGCTTAGGATCGTTCATCTTGGCAAGAGTGTCCAGCGACATGGTGTTGATCTTCGTTGCGCTGTCAATTAAGTCGCCAAAAGACGCCTTTGGAGCTTCCACCATGTGCCAGTGGAGATTTGGCGGAACTGGCTTGTTGTTGTCGGTAAAATAACCGAGCAAGGATTCCAGCCCAGGCTCAAGCCCGAGATAAAACACTTCTACACCCGCCTCTACGAGAGTAGCCAGTGAGTGGGTTTTGCCTGTACCGCCTGGACCCATCAGCATAACATTGGGGCCGGGGAGTGCGGAGACTACTGCCGCAGGGATTGTAGTGTCTGTAGACATTCTGTTTCCTTGTAAAGTTTCATGGCTTGTTGGAATTCATACCGTATCACTTCGTCGGGCAGTATGCTATTGAATTCTCTATCCCAACTAGACCAGATTGAACCGGGGATTGCTCCCCAAGTTGTATCAGTATGGTTAGGGCAAGGGACTCGATACGGCATAAAGTCTGACTGTTTATTTGTCAGCAAATCCAGCACAGGAAAAATTGCCCAGGTTGTTCCACAGACAGGGCAAAAATACGCCATGCTGCAGGGGGAATTGGTTTCTTCATGGACTTGAATCGACTGACGTAAAGCATCACCAAGGTACTTATTGTTGACGATGAAAGTTTGTTTGTACCTTGGAGATTTCATTACTTCACCACACCGGCAGCAAGGAGTTCTGCGAAAGAGTCTTGCAAGGCATAGGAATCTTGCAAAGGTGCGGCAGGGGCGATACGGGGAATGTCCCGCTTATATCCCCAAGCTTCTTCGTGCTCCTCGACGCTGAGTTCTTTCCTTGCCAAAGGATCCCATACCTTTTGGGCAAAATATACTGGCAGCCATGATGCAGGATCGGAGGCTTTACAGACTTTGACAAAGGAGCACCCACCGTATTCAGTACATCCTCCATCAAGGGAGTAATCCCAATACCCCTCTTCCCAGGCTCGGACCATACGCTGAACGTCGCGTACCAGCTGAACTTCGAAGCGAGCAAGTTCGTGTGCGGTGCGGTAAGTTGCAACTTCCAAAGTATCGTATTTGGTTTTAAGGATACTAACGCCGCGAATAATGGAACCTGCGGTTTTGATACCTTGCCGAGCAGCAGCCCATTCATAACCAGTGAATTGACTGCGCATTTCCCACTGATTGGCCCATTGCATACCAAGGGAAGTAGTAGTCTTTTCATCATAGACATAGATTCCCCCTGCCCGTTCGGCCAGCATGTCAGATCGCCCGGTGTAAAGGATTGGATCACCTGTGATAGGGTGTCGTATATCCAGCGGTTCAGCGAATGAGAACTCAATCCCCCGTTTGCCGTCAGAAAGAGTAATCGGGTTGGCTCCGTCTGCTCCAAGCGGATAATTGAAGAAGTAAAACTCCAGGGCACCACACATACGCTCCAAGGTTTTTGCACTTCCTTCAGGCGGTACGAAGTCGCCATAGTGGGTAATGAGCGCCGCCAGTCCAGCTCCTTCGGCATCCTGAGCATCCATGCCCTGAACATAAAAGGCTTTTCTTGCAGCCTCAATGCCCGACGCGAACGCACCTCCTGCAATAAGGTGGACTGACGTTGACTTGGGCTTCCAGTGTTCGACATATTGTTGAAATGCTTTCTGGTTGCAGGAACGAAAGGTAGACATGATTGTACTGTCTACAGTGTTTGGAAACATCGGGCGCTGGCGACCGTCAGGGTAGTGGGTAAGGCTCATGCCCACACCTTCTCAGCAAACTTTTCCCAAACAGCACGATCTTCATCACTGAGATCGGACCAACTATCAGAGTCAACTTGATAGAAAGAAAGAGCTTCTTGATACATTTCGTATGCTTTCATTCCAGGGCTTTTCATAATCCCAGCTCCCGACCCAAATCGCTACCCAGATTCTGCGATGCTTCCCAATCTGCCTTGGTTTGGACAACAACCGCCCACTTAGTTTCCCACTTGTCTGACAGCTGTGGGGTAGGATGGACTTCTTCCACCTTGATCGTGATGATGCCACCGTGTGGAAGCTTTACATTCACACGATCACCGACTTCAACAGGTCGCTGGCATTGGTACGTGTACAGACGCTTAGCGCCGTTGAGATAAGCACCGATGGTGGTGGAACCTTGTGCAGCTACTTGCAATTCTGCTTCTGCAAGATCTTTATTAATAAGCTCGCTCATAACATCAACCCTTTCAACAAATCATCACTATCAATAGGAGCGGCTTTAGCTTTCGCTACCCGCTTAGTCGCAGTACTCTTCTCAGACACAGCACCAGACAACTGACGCTCAGCACGAATAGCTGCCAATGCCTGCTTCATTTCCTCGACAGTAAGGTTTCCCTCACGTGCCTTACGCCTCCAGTCGGAGACTTTCATATCTATTACTTCGCTGGCCATTTCAGGTTTCCTCTAAGATTTTGCCTGTGCCACCGCACACAAGGCAGGGGTTAGCACGCTTGCCGCCAGAACCAAAACAGATCGGACAGCCCTTTCGTTTATAAGAAGTCTGCCCCTTTGGCAGGTTATTAGCCATGTATTCAGCAGCTTCCTCTGAATTGACTTCCCGGAAACGGCGTACATCATATTCGCCGCTTTCTTCCACCGCAAGAGCTTTAGCCTGTGGAACTTCCCACCAGGCTTGTGCGCCCTTAGCACGGATCATATATACAAGACTCATTCAGGTTCTCCTATTTGCGTCTATCGGAATTTCAACATCGGGAGAAGTATCCCATAAACTGAGCCAGAGCGCAATCCAGTTATGCGGATCGAGCGCGAAACTTACCCGCCTGAGCACTGAGGCTGTTGTAAAAATGATCACGCTCAGAGGCAAATACAGGAAGGTCCAGGGAATAAGATAGATCAACTTCAATTAATGCCCCCGTACTATCTATCCACCCAGGAAGAGTAACCACTACATCTGCCTGCATAAGCTGAGTGATGCTGAGTTTCATCCATGCCGACCAAGAATCAGGATCGGTAGGAGGCGCGTTCTCGGCGGGGGATAGTACCGTGTATCCGAAAGATCTGAGGCCCGCTGCGAGCGTGTGGAATGCCTCACGATTGAAGTTAGGATAGCCTGTCATCGGGCCGGAGATGAAGATTTTCATCCTGTTACATCCTGAGCTTTCCACTCGATCACCTTACCATGGTACTGAGGGCCAGATACATTCCCCATTCGTGCATCCTGGAGGACAAGCTGATAGGCGTTGAAGTCACTTGTGGAGGTTGCACGGCCACGGAAGGTGCCATCATCGAAAGTGATGCTGATGAGGTAAGTTTTTGGGGGAAAAAAGCTTGGCCCGAGGGAAGCGGAAGGGGCGACGTCTGGTTTTTTGCCCTGGATGTACTGGCCAGCGGTGGTTACTGCCTGGAGGACACTGCTGAAGCCATACGACAGCGCGAGTTTGAGCGCTTCTTCATGAGCTTCCACAGCTGCATGTACCTTTGTTATTGGGTCTGACACGATGAATCTCCTTAATATTGAATATGGCCGGGAGTAACAAATATTACTCCGGGAGGTTTATTACATTCCTGGAGGCTTTTTACCTGTAACATGCTGCACGAAAGTCAAATCCTGCTCACGATCCGACACAAACGGCACAGCAACAGGCACATGATGCAACAATTCCGCCAGTCGAACCTGCTCACCTTCCTGCATGATGCTGGCCATATGCATCAGTACTTCTGTGATCGCGTTAATTTGCAAGTCCAGAAACCTCAGACTGACCGTCTGATGCACAACTTCTGCAATAGTCATTTGCCCCTGCGGACGAAAGCTGCTACTCCCTGGGCCTCCATGCTTATGTACAAACTTCTGGATCATGCTATACTCCTTCAAGTGGGACAATCAAACATTCAAGTCAACCGAGCGCGCGTAAGAGGGGGTAAGTCAATGACTTATTCTAGCATACTTACTGCATTCGGTCAACCTCTTTCTTTATTACTTGGGGGACGCCGGGGAGTCAAGGGATTGAAGGTAAGCTTGCTTTTCCTGGAGGGATAAGAGGGCTTTTTCAGCACGAGCTTCAGCAGCTTTGTATGGTTGGTTATGGAAAGTCCAGTTGCGGCAGATGTGGCTGATGGCTGAGGCAAGAGGGGAATAGTAGGCAGTGCGGATCATGGGAAGCTTTCTTAGAAAGGAATGTCGTCGTTGAAGGGAACAGGCTTAGCAAAATTAAGCATAGATTCTGTTGGGGCGTCTGCTGGTAAAGTTGCGGGAGCTTGTGTGAAGGTGGTGTAGGTTAAGGAGAGTAGATTGTTCTTCATTTCCTGCAGAAGCATGAGCTTGACATGAGTGTCTGCCTGGAGTTTGCGGGCTGCTTCCTCTAGCCTGACTACTGTATCGAGAACAAGCTTATCTTTATCTTCAACACGGACTATGCAAGTAGCTTCACCAAGGAGAATCCAGCCATTTTCAGCGTGGTCGCAGTCGGAAAGGTAGAAAGAAACTTCTTCACCTTTGAGAAGATTGTCTGCTTGGGAAGGATTTGTCAGCCAAGCCTTTTGCTTCTGTATGAGGGTACGCATGATGAGCCTCTTAAGGATGGTCAGGATTGGTCCATTGGGCATTGGCTTCTGGGACGACAATAGTGCCGAGGTCGGTACGCCAGAATTCATTCCCAGAAGAGCCTGAATGGATGGTTAAGTCTGGTTTGCGGGTTGAGTCCCTGCCTTGATCGCCTCCAAGCTGGTTTGCCTGGGTGCGGATGACGAGACAGTCGGATACTCGGAAGACGTCCACGCTAAGGATTTGATCGTACTGCGGGAAATGGACGATGCAGCCGGTTTTGATGCAACCTGTTTTCATATTAAGTCTCTTAGAGTTGAAAATGGCCGGGAGTAATATTTGTTACTTCCGGCGGTAATGATTAAGATTGAGGGACTGTCGCAGGGACTTTACATTTTCCCTTGCATACAGGGCATTTTATCCCACCGATCTTCATAGTCTTGCTGCGGAAAACAGTTCCAGTAGCAAAACAGTTCTTGCAGGGGACCATTTTGACTGAATGTTCCATATTAAGCCAGCAAAAGCTTAGTTGTCGGCCTACTGCAAGCCACATACAAACACTGGAATGCTTCCCGACGCTCACGGTTGAGTAAAATATCCTGGTAATCCACATAAACATTCTCATACGTCGAACCTTGCGCGCGGTGAGCAGTAATCGCATAAGCATATTTAACATCATGGAATAATTCCTTCATAGCCCAGAATTGTTTCCACACTTTCCCTTCGACTTTTGCTTTATGGGCCAGGGATTGTACAGCATTTTTAAAGATCTGATCGCTCCGGGGATGCAAAACAGTCAACCGAATCACCCGATTGTCTTCAGTCCTGGCCTTAAGCTCAATACATTCAAACTCAGGGGACATAGGATGGCGGGATTCGACCATGCTTTCAACAATTGCTTCTTCATCCGTAGCCAGTACAACTTCCCCACCAACGATGCAGGGGCTGGCCGCAATAATCCGCTCGCCAACCTCGTAGAATCCCGCAGATGCCCCGAAAATCCCGCGCCGGATCAGATCGTTATACATTTTCGTCGTCACGTTACGCCACGCGATAACCTTAGTAGTGTTCGTATCCGCGAATTTACCAGCTTCAGCATCAGCAAAGATCTTAGCTTTAAAATCCCCCTTGCCGATTTTCCAGACACCTTGCAGACCATCGTTAGCAGAGCGGATATTGATGTTCATTATCGGCTGATCCATCGCCATACGGATAGCTGTTACAAGCTCCAATACCTGATTATCATGGCGTTCGACCTTTACAAGCGTAGATTGCTGAGGCAAACGCCAGATTGGTGATTCTTTTTCGCCGACAGGAGGAAGCTGGTACGGATCACCAAGTAACAGGAACCGCAAACCAGTTGATGCCGCAGTGTGACGGAGGATTTGGAAGAGCTGATTGTTAATCATCCCTGCTTCATCAATCGCCACGCCATCAAAGCCGGATAAATCAACCTCTTTTTCCGATGCCGCCAGCTCTTTCATTTCACCGTTAGCAGACAATCGCAGGCCCAACAAAGAAAAGATAGTAGATGCTTGTCCAGTCAGTGCCCGGATTACTTTTGCCGCTTTGTTCGTTGGTGCTGTATATGCCAGTTTACCGCTACTACGCGAATATGCTGCTGCAATCTCCCGCAAGCAGAATGTTTTACCCGTCCCTGCAGGTCCACGGAGGACATAGAAGGGATCACGGACATGGGGAGCTGTCAGGAAATCCAAAATACTGGAGATGGCTTCTTCCTGTTCCGCGTTTGCTTTTATTACCTTAGACATTAAGAGGCTCCAGGTTATTGTGGGAGGACTGGCTCAGCTGCATCGAACGATTCTTGTGCAGCAACCCGTTCATCAATTGCCTTGTAGTGCTGACGAATCAGATTATTAATGAATTCCGACTGCGCACCGTAAGGAATTTTTTCCTCAACATCTGAGTACAGTTCCAATTCCATACGAGCGCACAAGTCTGCGGCAATTTGCAGCTTCTTCTCGATGGTTGGGATTACATTTTTCTGGCGGGCCATTTTATTTCTCCTTACGTTTGGGGATAGTGTTACATTCTGGCAAACCTGGATGGTCTGCGCAGAATTTTGCAATTTCAATCTGACGTTCTTTTTCAGTGATATACCCTGTACCGCCCAGGAATACAGCTACCAACACAGTAGCTATGATTTCCGCATCATACTTCTTAACAAATTTCCACATGCTTAATCTTCCTCTAACGGCCAGCCTGTGGTATCCGCACACAGATGGCAAATTTGAACTTCCGAATCCCTGTATTCTACATCCTTCTGCAGGTCAGGCAATTCAAAGTGCTGCACCGCCGTCATCTTCGTGGTATTATTCAGGCGGTTGTTTGTGTACTGCTCAAAGAATCCGTCCAATGTTTGATGGTAAGCACCGCAAGATTTGCAGCGCTGACGATTAAACACTAAGACATTTTTGCTACGCTTCCATTCACGCTGATTGTCCCAGCGGCGCAAAAGAGCCTGGGATTCTGCGAGTTCTGTTTGTGGAAGGTTGCCGCGAGATACTCGCTTACGAAGTTCTTTTTCAGCTTCGCGTGCGGTTTTTTGTTCCATTGATTCAGAGAGGAGATCGCTGAGATCGAGGAATGCTGGTATTGTTGTTGCTATTGTGTCCTGCGTCATTATTTGAGCCTCCAGAGTTAGTCAGCCATGAAATCATTAACCGACCATTCATAATACCAAAACCGCCGGGTATTGGCAATACAGTTATTGATAAATATCAATATCTATTCGAAAACCTGGACAAAGAAAAGCGCCCCCAAACAAATAGTCTGGAGGCGCTGAGAAAAAACTACAGTGAGGTTAGTTAAACCCGATTGTCACACCCGGAGAGCCAACACCGCCAATGGCACTAATACCAACAGCTGCTGGAATATTTAATTCCAGGATCTGCCCGACAGTAGTTGTTGCTGGGGTGATACCAATGATGGTTCCAGTTGCGCCACCAGCCGCATTATCATACAGGATAAGGGAAGCAGTACCGGCCACTGTTACCAGCAGATTGCATAAACGCCCTGGAGAGGCTTTTACGTTAGCACTTCCGGCAGCGGCAACAGCTACCGCAACCTGCCCGCCATCAGTTGTACTGGAAGCCCCATCATAACCAACTACTTGCCTGCGCCATGGAAACTGCGGATCTGAAATAGTGCCGTTTTGAGAAGTTGAATCCCCCAGGACAACTCCACCAAGGCTAAAGGTAGATGCAATCACTGATGCAGCAGCATTAACCGACGCCACACGGATTGGCAGGGATTGAACCTGAGGTTGGAGATTGACTGCATAGCCGATTGGCACATCCAGGGAATCCATAAAGAAGAATACACTATCCCCGCGGTCTTGGATAAACACCACGTGAGGGCCTGGAGTAGGCCAAGCCATTGTCCGGCCAAAAGTGCTTGTAGCCGCTCCGGTAGGCAAACTTCCCTGTGCGGTGATAAGTGCAGGGTTGGTAGAATTAACTACATAGCGTACGCCTGCCACCCAGACCACTAAACAGATTTCGCCGGTAATATCTACTTCCAGGCCAAAACCATTTGTCAGCGGTGTGCCGATTGCATAGGCTGTAACAACTCCGACACCAAAAAACTGATGCTTATTGTGGTTAGCTACCTTAGCAGGCGAGAAGGTGATCGCACTTCCGTATAGACGAAAGCCTAAGCCGGGAGGGACAAAGGTTGGTTGAGAGGAGGCAACTGACGTCGCACTAGCAGTAGTGCCCCCATTCAGGAAAAAAGTACCTGCTGCCTGAGTTGGGACAGCTGTGCCGGAAAGTATCCAGCGGTTTACGGTATCAACAACTGCGCCATCAAAGCTATCAACAAATAACCCCCCCGGCTCACCGCTTACTTTTGCTCGCCCGTAAGGGGTAATTTGTGCGAACAACCCAACTGCCGCCATTCCAGGTGTGGACTGAAAAGTCCCTGTGGTTACATTCGGATCACCGCGCATATACACTTCCCCGGTAGAAGAAAGCCTCTGTCCACCGATTGTTACGTCACCTACTGCCATGATATTTCCCCTAAACGGTTTGACTACTTAAATAGTAGAGTGCAAAAGAGATTAGCATAGTCTCTTACAGAAGAGAATACACAAGGAAAAACGCCCCAACTAGGATCACTAGCTGAGGCGTTTTATATGCCTTACAGGTTAGAGGCTCAATTCTTCCCTGTAAGGACTTCCTGGATCGTATCCAGTTATTGTGCGGCTTCGTCCGCAGCTTCTGCGGTGCTTTCGGCTGGTGCTTCTGCCGCGCCTTCGGTGCTGACTGGTGCTGCGATGATACCGGCCGCCAGATCACCCAACAGCGAATCGGTGTCGATAACCTTGCCCGGCTTTTTCTTCGATGCCTTGAGAGCTTCGAGTTCGGCGACGACTGGTGCGATTGCGGCGTTTTGGCGCAGGGCCACTTTTTGAGCTTGCGACAGCGGGGCCAGGAATGCGCGCACTTCGTCGATCGTCTTGCCCGAGGTTTGCACCAAGGCTTTGGCCAGGACCGAAGCACCAGCCATTGCCGAAGCATCACGCTTGGCTGACCATTCGAGATTGTACAGACGGTCTATCAGGTCATCGACGGCCAAGACGCAATCTTCGATATCATCAACGCCTGCGATCTCATCCCCCAGCTTCTGCTCAGCGCCGTGAATGGCGAAACGCTCAACCATTTCAACTGGCATGTAGAACAGACGGGTCTGGCCGTTGACGAAATCCAGGCGCACGCCGATTCCTTTTTCATCGGTGACGGCTTCCTTCAACAGCTTGCGTTTGCCGGTGAATTCGACAATACGGCCGTCGGTCATAGTGACCATGTTCAGCGGCGCATCGGATGCTTTTACCGAAGCATTGTCAGTTGCGCTGTTGTCGGATGCTGCGAGGTGTTTCTTATCCATGATAATTTGTCCTATAAAGGTTAGCGGGGATTTCGCTGTTTTGTACGCCCGTTGGCGATGAATTGATAATATGCGAAGCCGGACAGCAATGCAAATAGAATCGGGTAAGTAGTATAGGCTCTAGGAACCGCGACGGTATGCGTGAATAGGATAGTAGCGGTATAGGAGGCTCGCTGCGTATGGATAGAATGCGGGGCATTGGTGTGGATTTCCAGGATGCATGGATATGAAAAAACCCGCACATTGGCGGGTTGGATTAGGGCAGGGGATAGAATTAGAGATTGCGCCATTTGTTGAAATCATCAACAGAAAAGTCCCCGGTACATAAATCAATCTCCAGAGAATTGAACTGCACTAGACTATGCATTTCATGGTCAGGCAGCTGTAATGCCGCCACAAATTCACATTCCGTTATAAGTCCTTTCTCTAATTGGGCAATACGGGCAGCGAGTTCATTTGTTGAGAGAGTGCTCATATAATCAGTTCCTAGTTGAACCGCCCGAAGTAACATTTATTACTTCCGGCGGTATTGGGTTAAACTCCGTCCAGCGTGCTACGATCCGGTGTATCCATTAGGATTATCCCGACTGAACCATCATCAAACCAAACCATGATGATATCCTCTTCACGCTGTGCCAATACAGGCTCTACATCAACCGCCAGCCGTTTCTCACGCTTCCATACTATCATTCGTTCTTCCACTGCAATGACCGTATCTTCTGCCGATTCCCGCAGCCTAGTCTCAATTGCCGTTTGTTGTTTAGTATCCATGCTTATTTACCCTTCTTTTTGTCGGCCCAAGCATCGTGCGCTTTGTATCCGGCACCGTTAAAACCTGTATTGCATCTTCAATGGACCAGCCGCGCCCTTTCAAATACCGAGCGGCGCGAAAGGTTCCCAGAGAGGCGGCAATTTTACGTGCGCGCTCAATCTGGGACATGATTATTTGCCTTTACGCTTGCCGGCCAATGCCGTTACAGCCGGATCAGCATCTTCTTCTGGCCCGTTTTCGGCTTCGGATTCCTCTTCGCCAGCCGTCATCAACAGATTCAGGAGATCATCCGATTTATCGCCTTTGTTTGCGAGCGCTTCACGTTCCATACGTTGCATGATATCGACAATCTTGTCGTTCTTTTTCAACGCCGCAATCTGTTCTTTTGTCAATTTCTCCAGCATCGCATCCAACTGCGCCTTCGTTTTACCTGTCAATTCCATGACCGCACGCATAAATACACCGCCCTGCGCTTTTTCTACCCCTTCACGGATAGCATTCCAAGTCCCATTTACCATCGTGATACGGTCAAATACCGTCTTAACCGCCATGTACTTATCATGCTCAGTCGCGCTATCCCCCGTTTCTGTATTCCGGGCAATTGCTGCCGCATCAACCAACTTTTGTTTCAGACCATGCAACATAGCCTGTTTTTGGATTTCAGGGCTGAGAGTATTGATATCAATGCTCAATTCGTGGCCCGTTTTGAAGGTTAATGTCAGCGAGTCACCGAAAATATCGGTTGATACAACTGGCTTACGGGTAGGGGCGGCGAGTTTGCTTGCAATCATTTTAGAGCCTCATTTAGTTAGTAGGGGAAAATTCCCCGGTCAGCCTATTGTTTCACGTGGAACAGTGGCTGACCGTGCAACTTTCGATTAGACAATAATGCCGGATGCTGGAGCCTGACTACACCACACATTAGCGGTACTCTCTGCATCATCGCGGCAATCGGTAAAATAGTCTGCCTTGTTTTGGTATGTATCGTTGATATAAAACTTGACGACATACTCTTCCCAAGTGTCATTATATTTGACAATGGCGAGACGGCTGCGATTTACCGCTGTGTGAATGAGTTTCATGCTAGTCCCCCTTAGTTAATAAAAGCTATGATTGGCCGGGATACAATGTATCCGATGATGATGCAGGCTGCAATGACTACTACCATGATTCACACTCCCCTGTTTCGTTTGTCTCGTTACCCAACCGATGACAAATTATCGCACGTATATTCCAACTCAGGGAGATTTATTTTCAATAGAGTGTATCTTTTTTCTCAGCCTGCCAAACACTCTAGTACACATCAATTCCCGCACATTCTCTATCAGCCACTAGACTACACATCCATTTAAACGGCTGGAATGACCCCACCACGCCGCGCAAACTCTCACCTATGCAATCCTACCAGCCACACTCCGTTCGTTGAACCTACGGCCCTGCACCAAAACAGTGCATTTTAACTCTTCTATAAGACTGCACACAACTCTTATATAAGACTCCGCTGCACCAATTTGGTGCATTCTAAATGTGCCCCGTTGGCTGAGCTACCATCGTAAACATAGGGAAATTACCAGCGAACGATGCGGCGAAAATTAACATTCTCAGGGTAGTGCTGAAATGCAACAAAATGTATACCCACTGCCCACACCATCGCATCAACCAGCCTAATGTTCCACGTGGAACCATTCAACACTCACATTCAGCGCGCACACCCTAGCAATAATCATACCTGACCACTCTCCTACCATCAACATACTAACACTGCGCGCGTACGCGTAGCATAAACCATGCCAGCATCCCTCTATTAGCAAGTATCGTGCCCACTCGTCCCCTTAGCAAGTATCATGCCAGCTGATGGCCCAACAATTGCCTGAGCAAGGATCATGCCAGGGG